CGTTGCTGACCATCAAGCAACACATTTGTATTTGATATACAAATTGTATGACCATTGTAATCAAAGTCATTGTTTGCCATGTCTCTTGCATATTGAGAAACCTTGGCTTGGTTGATGCGTCTGTTGTTGGTGTTAATTTCCAGAAGTTTTTTTGCATGCTCTGGTGTTACAAGCGTAAGCTCATGACTTATGTTTGGTTTTCTGGGGATCATTTGTGTTCTCCATGTTATAGGGGTTATAGAATGCTGCAATAATGCAGCAATCCAAAGGATTGTTTTTGTGACGTTGCGTCACGCTTCTTCATACTCTGCTTTGATTGAGTATCGACCTGCGTCATGCATATCATTGTATGATTGACAGATTTCCTGTGCTTTCTCTTCAGATTCAAGAAAGCGTTCAATGTATTTCTTATCACCAGCGTGTGGCTCCAAGCCGTTAGGCCAGCTTGGATTGTCACGCCACCATGATCTAACAAACACGTTATACATCATCTTTTTCCTTTCGATCTGGCATTGAGATAATGACTTTCTCATCGAGCCAAGGCTTTGCATCCTTGCCTAGTTTCTTTTCCATTGCTTTGCGAATTGATTCTTCAAGCTTGTTCATTGTTGTTCTCCAGTAATAGATCGCAGACTTCTTTAAAAGCTAAGTTCCAAGCCATACCTGCGGCTGTTGTTAGGTGCGCTCGGTCTTCAACATTGTGCTGATGAATCCAAGCCATGAGTTCATCCCAGTCTTTGGGTGTGTGGAATAGTGATATCGGTTTAATGCTCATATCAGCCCTCGATTGTTATGGTTACGTTGTAGTTGATGTACTCAGAGATCATTGTCTCGATGTCACCACGATAGTCTTCAATGTCGAAGTGTTTTGCTTCAGTAATTTGATCGATACGTTCACTGATCTCAGTGTGAATGATTGCGCGTAAAGCTCTCATCATTGCGTCTTCATTGCGGTTTTCCATTGTTGTTCTCCATTTTGTTTTCCTGTCTGTGTTGCAGGATTCTGTGTTGTCGCGCGTTGCCACAATTAGTGAGCGTGCAACCCGCCCGATAAGCCCCGTGTGTTTGGGGCGATTGCAAAGAAAAAAGGGCAGAGGCTAGTGCCTCCACCCTGTGATGTTATGCCTTCTTCTTCTTTGGTGCTTCGATCAGATCATTCGCTGGCTCTTGTGCGATGCCCATCGCTCGCTCCATGTCCAAGATATCCTGCGGAATCTCGGCCTCCTGTTGCGGTACGTTCTGAGTTGAGAAGGAGTAACCAACTGGCGCACCGTATGGTACATACCATTCGCCATACGCGGCGTACCATGCATGCTGCATGTCGGTGTACATCTCATCTAGTTGATCGTGCTTGTGTTGCGCTGCTCGGAACGCTCCCATCGATGCGCGTAGTTTCTGCTGAGAAATCTCAGTGCCATCGTAGCTAGCACGATCTGCCTCGTACTGTCGCTTCTTGGTTGCAGCGTACAGTTCTGTGTCTGTACCCTTCTTGCCGCCATAGCGTAGGAAGTAGAGGCCATCTAGCATCTTCTCCATCAACACTCGACGTGTGAAGCTCATCTCGTCATGCGGCAAGAAGTCCTTAGTCTCGTAGTCGAAACGGTCATACTCGAATGTTAGGTCGTTAATCATAGTTGCGATAGTCATGTTACTGTTCTCCTATTTCTATCGTTCATACACAGTTCTCTATGTACACGGATAGGACGCCATAAGGATTTCGATTGTGTCAAAGACGCGCAAGCGCCAGCTCTGCTGGTGGTATGGATGCTGCGTCAGCTTGCCTGATGCTGCGTCCATGTCATCATTGACTCAAACGAAATACGGTGGCCCAACTGGAAGTTACAATTTAGAGAGTGTGTGTGAGAGAGAGATACATCAGCGATGAAGTGTGGTCGCGCTCAGGCTCTGCTTCTGTCTAGACTCAGGCAGTAATGGACGAGCTTTGCCCAAGCAAAGTCGGGAGTGAATGCATGTGTCCGAGTTGGAAGTGGATGCGCAGACCACGGTGAAGAGCTGATATGCATGGCGCATTCCACAAGAATGCTCCTTATGCGCAATGCTTGTACAAAGAGGGGTCAACCCCCTTTTTGGACAAATGACGCTACGTCACAATCAAAGTGACGCTACGTCACTACTTGACAAGGTATTGACAAACAGGCCATTGTGGGGGGGACTTACAGGGGGGGTGATTACGATAGACACAATCCCTAAGTTGTTAAAATGTGAAACACCTAGTGTGAAACACAAGTGTAGCAATCTAGTGTGATACACAGTGCAGCACACTAAGTGTTAAGCGCAAACACATAGAAGAGGTTGTGATGAGCGTTCCTGCTAAACTGACCGATAAACAACAAGCACTCGTTGATATAATGGTAACAGAAGGACTTACTCCAGCTAAGGCTGCAAGCAAAGCAGGATACGCGGAAGGAAAGTCTGGGTACGTTAGTGCGTACAGAGCATTGAGAACTCCACATGTGCAAGAGTATATGCGGCAGTTAATGAACGAGACGTTTGGGATTAGTGCTATACATGCAGTTCATACCGTTGGAAGACTAGCTCAGAGTGCTAAATCAGAGTACGTTCAGCTTGAAGCTAGCAAGGATTTACTAGACCGTGCTGGCTACAAACCGATAGATAGATCACAGGTGCAAGTTGCAGGTGACATCAAGGTCAGTATCGATCTCGGGTAGGGGGTAGGGGGAAAAACGGCATACACTCTTCCGTTACTGCTCTCCCACTCTCATTTTTTTCCCTGAAGGTTTGTGCATTGCTCGATTTATTTTTTTTCTGCTAAAGGTTTTACTATGTCTAGATTTGGAAGTGATAAACCAGAGAAGCAGCCGCCTCGCAGTGATATGTCGAAGGCGAAGGGTTCTTTGAAGAGTGGTGGATATGGTAGCTAAGAAGTATCAGAATCCTGAGGGTGGATTGAACGCAGCGGGTCGCGCTTATTTCAAGAAGAAAGAGGGTGCGAATTTGAAGGCACCTGTTGGTGGGAAGCCGAAGAGTGATCGAGAGAAGGCTCGGAAGGTTTCTTTTGCGGCTCGGTTTGCTGGGATGAAGGGGCCGATGAAGGATGAGAAGGGTCGTCCTACGCGGAAGGCTTTAGCATTGAAGAAGTGGGGCTTTGGTAGTGTTGCTGCGGCTCGTAGTTATGTTCGTAACAATAGGGGTTCTGCGTAATGTGTTTTGGTGGTGGCTCTAGTGCTAAGAGTGCTGATGCATTTTATTCTGAGATGAAGCCTAAGTTTGGGGTTTTACCTTCTTTGTCTCAGGAAAAGGCGAAGCGGAATCCTCAGGAGATGAAGGACGTTGTTAAGGCCGAGCGTGTTGGTCAGAAGCGTCGTAGTTTATTATATCCGACTGGAGGTGAGTGATGCCGCAAGGTAAAGGAACGTATGGTTCAAAGGTTGGTCGCCCTAAGAAGACTTTGTTGACTGGCAAGCAGAAGACATTGCCTGATGCTTTAAAGAAGAAGATTATGAAGGCGAAGAAGAATGGATCGAGCTAAGTTGCAGAAAGAGTTTGATGCTCTAGGTGAGAAGCTGAACATTGATGTTGATCCTGCTGCTACTGGATTTAAGAAGACTTTGTTGAATGTTGTGCGCAAGCAAGAGACACCTAAGTCCACTGTTGCTTCTAAGTTAAAAGATGCTGAACGCAAGAAGATGATGAAGCGTTTCAAGGAGGTTGGTCAGATGTTGGCTGACATGCCTGACAAGGAGACTCAAGAGCCATGAGTACGGTAAACGCTGCGGGTAATTACACAAAGCCCAATATGCGCAAGTCATTGTTTAAGAAGATCAAGGCCAAGGCGACTCACGGAACTGCGGCTGGTCAGTGGTCTGCGCGCAAGGCGCAACTACTGGCTAAAGAGTATAAGGCTAAAGGTGGAGGGTATAAGTGAAGGCTCCACAAAAGTCATTAAGACGCTGGGGTGCGCAGAAGTGGCGCACTAAAAGTGGGAAGAAGTCTAGTGAGACTGGTGAGCGGTATTTGCCAGAGGATGCAATTAAGGCTCTTTCTTCGGAGGAGTATGCAGCTACAACAAAGGCAAAGCGTGAGGGTAAGGCCAAGGGTGAGCAGTTTGTTCCCCAGCCTAAAGCTGTTGCGCGAAAAGTTAGAAAGTATCGAACATAGGGAGATAGATATGCCGTGGAAGTTTGCAAGTGATGGTGAGTTGTATGATGGGCCTACGCATGAGATTGCTGGGACAACGTACAGTGGGAAGACCCGCACTTCAGATTCTCGTCGTTTAGAGTACACTGAAGAAAAGAAAAAGACCCCTGCGCAAAAGCGTAATGCGCGTAAAAGCACGATTATAGAAGAATGAGTTTTGTAAACACATTGAAGCAGGAAGACTTAGCGGCTCTTCGAAGTGCAGTGAAGAAGATTCACTTTCAGTATTTCGATGAAAAGCATGGTGCTTCTTTTGTTACGAATGCAATGGTTGACCAGATCATTGAGTGGTATGGGCCAGAAGTTGTAGAGAAATCTATGAAGGTATTGGTAGACAAAGGGTTGCGATGACCACGTTTAAGTACAAGCCTGATGGTGAAGTGCTAAAGGCATTTATGAAAGATAAAACATTCTTTCGTGGGATTCGTGGGCCAGTTGGGAGTGGTAAAAGTGTTGGGTGTTGTGTCGAAGTTTTTCGTAGGGCGTTGGAACAAAAGAAAGGTCCAGACGGAATCCGAAAGTCTCGATGGGCTATTATACGGAACACAAACCCACAGCTACGAACTACAACTATTAAAACATGGCTTGACTGGTTCCCAGAAAAAGACTGGGGAAAGTTCACATGGTCAGTCCCCTACACCCACCACATCAAGAAGGGCGACATTGATCTCGAAGTTATCTTCTTAGCATTAGATAGACCTGAAGACGTTAAGAAACTTCTTTCGCTCGAACTAACTGGTATCTGGATTAATGAGGCTAGGGAGATCCCTAAGTCTATTATTGATGCATGTACCATGCGTGTTGGTCGTTTCCCTAGCATGAGAGATGGCGGCCCTAGTTGGACTGGTGTAATTGCGGATACGAACGCGCCTGAAGAAGATCATTGGTGGCCTATTATGTCAGGAGAGGTTCCAATTCCTGACCATATTCCGCGTGAGCAGGCAAAGATGTTGGTGAAGCCAGATAACTGGGAGTTCTTTACACAACCTGCGGGTATGAGTGAAGTTAAGAATCAAGATGGTGAGCTAGAAGATTATACGCCAAACAAAGAGGCTGAGAATCAAAAGCACATGATGAAGTCTTATTATCCGAATCTTATTCGCGGTAAGACAAAGAGTTGGATTGATGTCTATGTTATGAATAGACTTGGTCATATTCAGGACGGAAAGCCAGTGTATCCTATGTTTGCTCCAGAAGTTCACATTGCTAAAGAAGAGATTCCTGTTGCTGCGGGTGTTCCAGTGTATGTCGGTGTTGACTTTGGCTTGACTCCTGCTGCTGTTCTTGGACAGAAGGTTCGAGGCAGGTGGTTAATTCAATCTGAAATTGTTGCAATTGATATGGGTATTGTGCGATTTGCCGAGGTTCTTAGGACTGAACTGGCGACTCGTTTCTCTGCTGCTGGCGAGGTGATTATTTACGGTGATCCCGCTGGTGACTTTAGAGCGCAGACTGATGAATCTACTCCCTTTCACATTCTGCGCGGTGCTGGCTTGAGGGCGTTTCCCGCGCCTTCCAACTCTGTTGACCTTCGCCTCGAGGCTGTCTCTTCCCAGTTGACGAAGATGATCGAAGGGAAGCCAGCACTTTTAATTGACCGTAGATGCCCACAGCTTA